ACAGGTGCAGCAGCTGCAACTTGTACTTTACCTGCAGCAACGCAAGGTACAATAGTAGTTTATGCGCAAGCAAAAGACACTACAGGTGGAACAGCTACATTAGTTTTTGATGCAGCAGGTTCTGATGTTTGGGCAACTGGTTCAGTAATTGAATCAAGAGGTTCATCAGAAGTAACTTTTGATACTTCAGCAGCAGGTGAAACTAAATTAACTTTCACACCAGCTAACGCAGCAACAAACTTGTTGACTACTGGTGGACAGATAGCTTTCATTTGTTACGAAAAAGGCACATGGCATATTGCAACAAAACTAGCAGCTGAGACTACTCAGACTACTGGTGCGTTTGTATTTGCAGCGTAATAAATAAATTAACTCGGGGCGCCTGGTAATGCAGGCGCTCTTTAACAGGAGGAAAAAACATGGCAGACACAGTATTAAATACAACTGTATTTGACGGATCAAAAAAACTTATCACTCACTACAATGTGGTTTCTGATAACTCTGGAGGCACAACTAAAATAGTTGATGTTTCTGAATTAGCAAAAAGCCCAGCAGGCAAAAGTTGCCTAACTGTAAGACTTAATAAAGTTAGTTGTAACGTTTCAGTAACTGCACCAGCAGACGCATTACGTATGCAATGGGATGCAACGACAGATGTTGTATTTCAAAGTTTAAATGGTGAAATGGAGTATGATTATTCTGATTTTGGTGGTTTAAAAAACACTAAAGCTAGTGGTTATACTGGAGACGTTAATATAGTATTACCAGCTTGTACAGCAGGGGATACTGGAACAGTTGTTTGTGAGTGGATTAAAGTTTACGAATAGGATTGTAAATGGCTAATACTACTTCGGGAACAGAAACGTTCGACAAAACTTTTTCTATTGATGAAATAATAGAAGAGGCTTTTGAACGTATTGGGTTAAACTCTGTAGCTGGTTATCAAATGAAATCAGCGAGAAGATCTCTTAACATTCTTTTTCAAGAATGGGGTAATAGAGGTATTCATTATTGGGAAATAGATGAACTTGATCTTGATTTAATTGAAGGACAAGCAGAATATAAATTTTTTAGATCAAGTGGAGACGGCACAAGTGCTACGTCTAATCCGAATGGAGTATACGGAATGTCCGATGTCCTTGAAGCACAATTAAGAGCTAATAGAACACAAACAACTCAATCTGATTCACCTATGACAAAAGTAGACAGATCTACTTATGCAGGTTTTTCAAATAAACTTTCTAAAGGTACACCTAATCAATATTGGGTTCAAAGATTTATTGATCATGTTAGTATTAGCATTTACCCTACACCTGATTCTACAAATGCATCTAAAGATATGCATTTTTATTACATAAAAAGAATTGAAGATGTAGGTGCTTATACAAATGCAACAGATGTGCCTTTTAGATTTGTACCTTGTATGACTTCAGGTTTAGCTTTTTATCTTGCACAAAAATATCAACCGCAATTGGTTCAACAAATGAAATTATATTATGAAGATGAATTAGCTAGAGCATTAGCAGAAGATGGTTCAGCTTCAAGTACATTTATTACACCAAAAGCATATTACCCAGGAACTTAATATGGAACAATACAAAGATTATGTTAGAGCAGTTAAAGAAATAGGAGTTCAACCTTTACCTATTGGAGATTTTAAATCTTTATTAGGTGCTATGGATGTAAGCGACATAATTTCTTTAACTATAAAAGCAAGTGGCAATGTAGATAAACCTTTAGGAAATTAATGTCTAAGTACGCAACAGGAAAACATTCAAAAGCTATCTCAGATAGATCAGGATTAGAATTTCCATACAGGGAAATGGTTAGAGAGTGGAACGGTTCTTTTGTTCATTATACAGAATTTGAACCTAAGCAACCACAACTTGAACCTAAACCAATTGGTGGAGATGGAATTGCCTTACTTCAAGTTAGACCAGATAGAACAGAACCTGCTACAACTGTAAGAATTCCTGAAAATGGTTTTGAAACTTATGCTTCAGGTTCTGGAGTTATAAATGTTTTTTCACCTGGTCATGGTTTAACTGATAACACAACGTATAGATTTAGAGGACCACCTACTACTTCTGCAGGAAGTGGTTTTGTTTATTCAAACCCTCAAAGTTTTGACGGTATAGCTGGATCTAATATTGCAAAGTCTACAGGTTATACAATAAGAACAGGGAAATATAAGTCAGACGCAAGAGATGCATCAAGTGATTATATAACTAGTAATTTTTTCTTTTTTACAGTTGATACAAATACTGCTACAACAGGGAATATAAAAGGAGGAGGCTACGGTTGTTCCGTTGGGCCTGTAACAATAGAAGCATGATTAAAAAAATTTTAAATTGGATAAAAGGTTTATTTACACCTAAAAAAGAAATTGAAGAAGTTGTTGAGCTAACAGCTAAACAACAAAAAATTTTAAGAAAACATAAAAAGGAATTAGAATAATGGCTATTATAGTACAAGCATTAAGAAAAGCTGGAAGCAAATCAGATAAAATTTTTAAAAATGTTTACAAAGGTGAAAAAGGTAGTCCTTTTCAAAATGTAGATGATTTAGGAAGTCCTCCTTATTTTCGACAAAAAAGAATTAAACCAGGAACAGAGGTTAAAAAAAATAAAGAAATAGGTAAAAAAATTCACGAAGGATTTAAGAAAAAAGACAAAGAAAAAAAAACAAGAGATTTACAAATGGGTGGATCAAAATATTTACGAGGTGGTGGAATTTCACAACGTGGATTAGGTAGAGCATTTATGAAAGGTGGAAGAGTAAAATAATGGCTGGATTAAGTTATAGTGATTTGGTTACAAACATTAGAAATTATACAGAAACAGATTCTAATGTTTTAACAACTGCTATTTTAGAAAACATAATTTTAAACGCTCAATATCGAATAATGAGAGACATACCTATTGATGCAGATAGGGTCCAACAAACAGGTAATTTAGTTGCAGGACAAGAAACAATAAATGCTCCTGCAGGAGCTTTGTTTATAAGAGGTATACAAGTTTATGATTCTACATCTGCGGTAACAGGAGCCAATGTTTGGTTAGAAAAAAAAGATGTAACCTATTTACAAGAATATGTATCTTCGACGGAGTCTTCAAAAAGAGGCCAACCTAAATATTATGCTATGTTTGGTGGAGCAACAGGTAATACAGATACTACTTCAGGAAGAATGTTTCTCGCTCCAGTTCCCGATACAACATATAAATTTAGAGTACATTATAATAAAATGCCAGCCACTTTAGCTTCAGATAATACAACTAACTATATTAGTCTTAATTTTCCAAATGGGCTATTATATTGCTGTCTTTCTGAAACATATGGATTTTTAAAAGGTCCGATAGATATGTTGACATTATACGAGAATAAATATAAACAAGAGATACAGAAGTTTGCTAATGAGCAAGTTGGTAGAAGACGAAGAGACGACTACACAGACGGAGCAGTCAGAATACCAGTTAAATCAGCAAACCCGTAGGAGATAAATTATGGCAATAACATCGGCAATTTGTACAAGTTTTAAACAAGAAATTTTAGTTGGTACACACAACTTTACGGCAACAAGTGGAAACACTTTTAAAATAGCTTTGTTTACAAGTGATGCATCTTTAGGTGCTTCTACAACAGCTTACGGAACTTCAAACGAAATTACTAATTCATCAGGAACTGCATACACTGCAGGTGGAGCAACTTTAACAAGTGTAACTCCAACAACTTCTGGAACAACTGCAATTTGTGATTTTGCAGATGTTAGTTATACTTCTGCATCTTTTACAGCTAATGGTGCATTAATCTATAATGATTCACAATCTGACAAAGCTGTTGCTGTTATCGCTTTTGGTGGTGACAAAACAGTATCAAGTGGAACTTTTACAATTCAATTTCCAACAGCAGACGCATCTAACGCAATAATCCGTATAGCATAGGAGGGTCATTGTGCCCGACGTAACTTCAGGATGGGGCAGACTCACTTGGGATCAATCTCAATGGGGAGGTTCAACAGTTTTAACTACAGGATTTGGTGCTGAAGATTGGAACAATGGTTCTTGGGGTCAGATTAACGATGAAATAATTTTTCCAACAGGAATATCTGCAACTGTATCTTTAGGAGACGCAGTTGCTTACTCAGCGCAAGGTTGGGGCAGAGATGGTTGGAGCAGTGAGCCATGGGGCGAAAGTTTTGATCCAGTTATTTCAGTAACAGGTTTTGGTCTTACAGCTTCTTTAGGTACTTCAGAAGAATTTAATGAAACAGGTTGGGGAAGATTATCTTGGAACCAAGCAGATTGGGGAGAAGGCGCAGATGAAACTGTATCCTTAACAGGTATTGAGGCAACAGCTTCACCAGGTTCTATAACCATGGGCGTTACATACCTATTAGAAATGATTGGTGCTAATCACTCTATGACAGCTAGCGTAGGCAGTCCTGATATAGATGGTGAAATAGGTGTACCGGTAACAGGAGTATCAGCAACTTTTGCTACACCAACTATGTCTTATGTTGGAACTTTAGTTGGTTGGGGTAGAGATGCTTGGGGAGATAATTCTTGGGGTGAATCTCCTAATCAAGTTATTTCTTTAGTTGGAAGAGAAGCAACAGCAAGTGTTGGAGCGCCTACATTAGAATTTGTATATGAATTATCTGGTCAAGAAGCTACAACAAATGTTGGAAGTGTTAGTTTTGTAATTAGTCCAACAATAAGTTTAGATGGACAATCAGCAACATCTAGTCTAGGAACTTTAGGATTAGCGTTTGGTGTTAGCACTGAACCAGTAACAAATTTATCTGCAACATCTAGTTTAGGTACTTTAGGTTTAGAATTTGGACCAAGTGAAATTACAGGTGTATCTGCAACAATTTCTGTTGGAGAACTTACAACAGGAGCTATTGAATTAATAAATATAACAGGAGTATCTGCAACATCTTCTGTAGGATCTATTTTACCAGCAGATGTAGTAGGTTTAACAGGTGTTTCTGCAACATCTGCTGTAGGATCTATTTCACCAACAGATGTAGTACAAGGCTTAACAACAGTTGAAATTACATCAAGTACAGGAATATTAGGAATACAAGCTTATGCAAATATTGACACTGGTTCAAATACATCGTATACAAGTGTTACAACAGGATCAAATGATACGTATTCTGATGTTGCAACTGGAAGCAATACTTCGTATAGTGATGTTTCAACAGGATCAAATGATACGTATTCTGATGTTGCAACAGGATCAAATACAAGTTATAGTGACGTCGCATAGGAGATAAAAAATTATGGCATCAACATACACACCTCTAGGTATAGAGCTTCAAGCAACTGGTGAAAACGCCGGTACATGGGGAACAAAAACAAATACTAATTTACAAATTATAGAACAAATTTCAGGTGGATATACAACACAAGATATAGCTGGTGGTGCAGATACTACAGCTTTATCCGTTTCTGATGGATCAACTGGTGCAGTTTTATCTCACAGAATGATTGAGTTCACTGGTACAATTACTGGAAACCAAGTTGTAACAATTCCTTTAGATGTACAAACATTTTATTTTTTAAGAAATTCAACATCAGGTTCTTACACAGTTCAATTTAAATATGCTTCAGGAAGTGGTGATTCATTTACTTTTGCTGCAGGTGATAAAGGGGATGCTCTTGTATTCGCTACTGGAAACGATGGAACTAACCCAGATATAGATACTTTACCTGCTGGAAATGTAACACTTACAGGAACACAAACTTTAACAAACAAAACTTTAACATCACCTAAAATAGGAACTTCTATTTTAGATACAAATGGAAATGAATTAGCTTTACTTACAGCTACAAGTTCTGCAGTAAATGAATTTACAATCGCAAATGCTGCAACAGGTGCAGGACCAACTCTTTCATCTACAGGTGGTGATACAAATATTGATATTAATATAACTCCAAAAGGAACTGGAGATGTAGTCCTTGCAGGTGATACAGTAAAAGTTGGAGATTCTGGAGCAGCAGCTACATTAACTTCAAACGGAGCAGGTGCACTTACAGTAACAACAGGTGGGGCTGCAGACTTAGTAATGAGCACTAACTCTGGAACTAACTCAGGTACAATTACTATAACAGATGCTGCAGATGGAGATATAACTATAGCTCCTAATGGAACTGGAGTTGCTAAAGCAGTAGATGCTGCAGATGCTACAGGTGCAATTAAAATTGCAGGAAAAGAAACTATATGGATTCCAGCAGTTGCAATGTATCCAAATTCTACAAATGGTGCAGAAGCAAATCAAGTAGAGTTATCTAATGGTCCTGAAATAAAAGTTTTAGATTTTGACAAAAGTACTGATGAGTTTGCACAGTTTGCTGTTGCATTTCCTAAATCATGGAATGCAGGAACAGTAACTTTTCAAGCTTTTTTTACAGCAACATCAACTGATACAGGAACTACTGCATGGGGAGTATCTGCAGTAGCATTAGCAGATAGTGGAGATTTAAATACAGCATTTGGAACACAAGTTGTTGCAACAGCAAAAGCACACAGTGGAACATCTAATGATTTAGATGTTGCAGCCGAAAGCGGAGCAGTAACAATAGCAGGTTCTCCTAGTGCAAATGAATATTGTTTTTTTCAAGTATCAAGAGACGTATCGGCAGATGATTTAAATGCTGATGCAAGATTACTTGGAATTAAATTATTCTTTACTACGAATGCTGCTAACGACGCATAAGGAGTAAAATATGAGAGATCATAAAATACAAATTCTTCAAAACCTTGAAGGTAAAAATTCAAAAAAAAATAAATCAAAAGGTAAATCTTTTGGTTATCAAATTTTAGGATTTGGTTCTGGTGGAGGAGCTTCTGCTTACGATATAGCTTTTTTAATTGTCGCTGGAGGTGGCGGTGGTGGTTCTACTAGAAATTCAGGAGGAGGAGCTGGCGCCGGAGGCGGAGGCGGCGGCGGAGCTATGACTAAAACATCAGCTCAAACAGTAAATGCAGGAAATGCAATTACAGTTACAGTAGGAGATGGTGCACCAGGAAGACCTACCCCTTTTGTTGTAGAAAAAGTTTTAGGTGGAACTTCATCTCTTGCATCTGCTGACTTTACCACAGTATCAATGACAGGTGGTGGATCAGCAGGTTCTCACAATGAAAGCGGTGCCCCAAGTAGTGATGCTTTAGATGGTGGAGGATCTGCAGGAGGAGCCGGATCTGGAGGTGCAGGCTCTACAGGTGGAGATGCCGGATCTGATGGTGGAAATGATGGAGGAAATTCAGTATCTACTTCATACGCAACTGGAGGTGGTGGTGGAGAAGGTGCCGTTGGAGCAAATGGTTCACCGTCTCCTTCTAGTGCACAATGTGGAGCTGGTGGAAATGGTTCAGCAGATTCAATAACAGGTTCAAGTGTAACATACGCTGGAGGTGGCGGTGGAGGTAGAAATTCCGCACCATTTAGAAGTATGGTAGCAGGCGCTGGAGGTTCAGGCGGCGGAGGCGACGGTCAAAATGGTTCTGGATCTGGGGGAGTAGGAGGAGCAGGAACAGCTAATACTGGAGGTGGCGGCGGAGGAGCCGGAACAGATTCTAATAATCCAACAAGTCACGTTGGAGGAGCTGGTGGAAAAGGTGTTGTTATTTTAAGTGTGCCAACTGCAAACTATTCTAGTACAGTAACAGGTTCACCTACAGTCACAACGTCAGGTGCAAATACAATTTTAACGTTCACATCTTCAGGGAGTTACACAGCATAATGGCTTGTTTTGCAAAAATAAATGATAGTAATGTTGTAACACAAGTTGAGTCTGTACATGATTCTGTTTTATTAGATGAAAATAATGTTGAACAAGAGTCTAAAGGAATTGAATTTTTAAGAAATTTATACAAAGAACCTAATGCAAATTGGAAACAAGGATCTTATAGAACTTACAATGGAGAGCATTATACTTTAGATGAAAATAATTTTATGACTTTAAGTGCAGATCAAAGTAAAGCTTTTAGATTACATCATCCTGGAATAGGTTATACTTGGGATGAAGCTTTACAAGGATTTTTACCACCAAAACCTTATCCTTCATGGACATTATACACAGGACCAAAAACGGCAGCTAAACTTCGTTATGAGTGGGAGCCCCCTATAGCACAACCTACAATACACTATTCAGATGATCACATACCTTACTATGTAAATTGGGATGAAGAAAATCAAAAATGGACTGCTCACCTTGGACAAAATACTAGTGTTTTGTATGATTGGAACGCAAACACTTCTAGTTGGGACGCTCAATAAATTTGAATTTTACATACTATGTGATATAGTATAATTAAATTTATGAAAGAAATACAAGCAAATATATCTGGAATTTTTCCTATTCCTATTTATATAACTAATTTAGGTAGAAAATTTACAAAACAAGAAATTAATTTTTTTATAAAAACGGCTAGACCTAATGAAGGTAATACAACTAGTATAGATAGTTATGTTTTAGATAAGAAACCTTTTTCTAAATTAAAAAAATATATATTAAAAAATTTAGATAATTATTTTAAAAAAATAATTGATCCTTTAGAAAATATAAAACCTTATATAACTCAATCATGGATTAATTATACAAAACCTAATCAGTATCATCACCAACATAGACATTCTAATAGTCTTGTTTCTGGAGTATTATATTTAGACGTAGATGTTAACTATGACAAAATTTTCTTTGTAAATGATACACATGATTCAATTTTAATACAGTCCAAAAATTTTAATGTATTTAATTCTAAAAATTGGTTTTTCCCTGTAAAAACTGGAGAACTTATATTATTTCCATCAGATACTAAACATTATGTAGAAAATAAAAAAGGAGAAAACACTAGAATTAGCTTGTCTTTTAATACTTTTGTTAAAGGTAAACTTGGTAAGGAAAATGATTTAACAAAATTAATATTAAAATGAAAAAAATATATTTTATTTCAGGTTTTCCAAGAGCAGGTAATACTGTTTTATCTTCAATATTAAATCAGAATAAAAAAATAAAAACTACAGCTCATTCAATTTTACCAGATGTTGTTTATAAATTACACAGATTAAAAGAATTAAATATTTATAAAAATTTTCCTGATCAAAATTCTTTTGATAATTTAATAGAAAATACTTTTACAAGTTATTACAAAGATTGGGATTGTGAATATATTATAGAAAGAGGAGATTGGATTACTCCTTATAATTTAAAATTATTAAAAAAATATTTTAAAAATAATGAAATTAAAATTGTTATTTTAGTTAGAGACATATTAGATATTATTGGATCTTATTTAAACTTATCAACTAGAAATCCTTTATTTTATATTAACAGAATGTATGAACAAAAAGATAAACAAGAATTAATTTTTGAAAGCATTGAAGAAAAAGCAGATATAATAATGGAAAAAAATAGTTATGTTCACACTGTTTTATATTCAATTAAACACTTGTTAAAAAGTGATTTTAAAAATTATATATTTGTAGAATACAATGATTTAATAGCTGACCCTAAAAAAACATTAGATAGAATATATAACTTTTATGATATTAAAAATTACAATCATGATTTTAATAACATTAAACAATTTGAAGTAAATGGTGTAAAATATAATGACGATTTTGTTGGTGCAAATATGCATACTTTAACAGAGGGTAAAATAAAAAGAAATTTGTACCAAGTTAAAGTTCCTAAAAGAGTAGTTAGTAAATATAGTAATTTAGAATTTTGGAAAAATGGATAAAAATTTACCAAGATACGTTATTAAATTTGAAAAGTTTTTAGATGAAAAATTTTGTAATGATACAATTAAACAGTTTAAAAAGATTACTTGGAAAGATCATTTATTTTATAACAATAGAGTAGATAAAAGAACAAAAAGATCAGGAAAACAAGAGTTAGAAATAACTAATGAAGAAGTACCTAATAAAAAAATAATAATGAATAAACTACATTCTGCAATAGGTCAGTATATGAATAATTTAAATTTTAAATGGTTTAATGAATGGGCTGGGTACTCTAATCTTAGATTTAACAAATATACAAAAACAAAAAAAATGGCCAAACATTGTGATCATATTCATAGTTTATTTGATGGCACAAGAAAAGGAGTACCTGTATTAAGTTGTCTAGGTATTTTAAATGATAATTATACTGGTGGAGAATTTATTATGTTTGACGATACTGAAATTAAATTAAAAAAAGGAGAATTGTTAATATTTCCTTCTAATTTTCTTTATCCACATAAAGTTGAACCCGTTACAAAAGGCACAAGATATTCTTACATATCTTGGGTCTATTAGATAAATAGAAGGTTTGAATTTAGTAATAATTTGATATAATACCCAATAGATAGGTTTTATATGTTACAAAAAATTGGATTCCAACCAGGTATTAATAAACAACTTTCCGAAACTGGCGCTGAAGGACAGTGGGTAGATTGTGATAATACTAGATTTAGGTATGGTGCACCTGAAAAAATTGGTGGCTGGAATCAATTAGGTAATACAAATCAAAATGAATTAACTGGTGCAGGACGTGGTCTACATCATTTTATTAATAGTTTATCTAGAAAATATGCAATTGTAGGAACAAACAGAATTTTATATGCTTTTTCTGGAGGTATATTTTATGACATACATCCTATTGAATCAACTACAACTCTTACAAATGCGTTTAGTACAACTAACGGATCACCGACCGTAACTATAACTTTTTCAACTGCTCATAATATGACTCCAGGAGATATTCTTCTTATGGATAATTTTACAGCAATTACAAATTCTAACTACAGTGCATCAGATTTTGATGACAAAAAATTCATGGTAACTACAACACCAACTAATACAACATTAACTATTACAATGTCTTCAAATGAGTCTGGATCAGGAGCAACTACTTCTGGCGGTATTAGAATACAAAAATATTATACAGTTGGTCCAGCTGTTCAAGCAAAAGGTTTTGGTTATGGACTAGGTTCTTGGGGTGGAGAAGATGGCTCTGCTAATACAACAACTTTAAATGGTGCACTTGGAGATAACTCAGCTGGAACTGGTGGATCAGGAACTTCTGTTACATTAACAAGCACTGCAAACTTTCCAAGTTCAGGTACAAATTTTATTTTAGTAGGCACAGAAGAAATATCTTATACAGGTATTTCTGGAAATGATTTAACAGGTATTACAAGAGCAGTTAGAGGAACAACTAGAGCAGCTCACAGCGATGGAGCAACTGTTACAAATACAAGTGAATATGTTGCATGGGGAGAAGCTGCATCAGGTGACTTAGTATTAGAACCTGGTATGTGGTCATTAGATAATTTTGGTGACAAAGCTATTTGTTTAATTCACGATGGTGCATGCTTTGAATGGGATTCAAGTTTATCAAATGCAACATCAACAAGAGCAACAATTATATCTGGTGCGCCAACAGCATCAAGACATATGTTAGTATCAACACCTGATAGACACTTAGTATTTTTTGGAACAGAAACAACTATAGGAACGCCCTCAACACAAGACGATATGTTTATAAGATTCTCGGACCAAGAAGATATAAACACTTATATTCCAACAGCAACCAATACAGCTGGTACACAGAGACTGGCCGACGGATCACAGATCATGGGAGCAATAAGAGGTAGAGATGCAATTTATGTTTGGACAGATACTGCATTATTTACTCAACGTTTTGTTGGTCAACCATTTACTTTTGCATTTGCACAAGTTGGAACTAACTGTGGATTAGCTGGACAAAATGCGTGTGTTGAAGTTGATGGTGCTGCATATTGGATGTCAGAGAATGGTTTCTTTAGATATGCTGGTAGACTAGAATCATTACCGTGTTTAGTAGAAGATTTTGTTTATGATAACATAAATTTAGATTCTGGAAATCAAATGATATCAGCTGGATTAAATAATTTATTTGGTGAAGTTATTTGGTTTTATCCAGAAACAGGATCATCTGTTGTAAATAGAATGGTTGCATATAATTATTTTGATTCATCACCACAAAGACCTGTATGGACAGTTGGTTCTTTGTCTAGAACTATGTGGAAAGATTCTGCAGTATTTGGTTTACCTCATGCAACTGAATATGATCCAGATACAGATACATCATTTGACGTTGTTGGTAACACAGAAGGTAGAACAAGTTACTATGAACACGAAACAGGGACCGATCAAAATAAAAACGGTACAATAACTGCAATCACTGCTAACATATCTTCTGGAGATTTTGATATTACTCAACAAAGATCAGCTCAAGGAACACAGACAGGTGTTGCAACATTTAGAGGAGATGGTGAATATTTAATGAAGATAAGAAGATTTGTACCTGATTTTATAAGTCAAACAGGAACAACAAGAATTACATTACAATTAAAAAATTATCCTAACAGTACACAAGCTAGTTCTTCTCTTGGTCCTTTTGATATTACAACATCAACTACTAAGGTAGATACTCGTGCAAGAGCTAGAGCAATTGCTTTAAAAATAGAAAATACAGGTGCTTCTCAAAGTTGGAAGTTAGGTACATTTAGATTAGATACACAACCAGATGGAAGAAGATAATGGCAGGCATAGAAGAATTAATTGAAATATTTAGAGGAGAAGCTCCTTCAAGATCAGGAATGGCTAAAGGCTTTGGCGAGAGAAGTGGTAGGTTTTTTACTCCAGATAAAAATTTTGCAAAACATATAGCTAGAGGTGGTTCTTTAACAAGTAATAATCTTATTAGAGATTTAAAAGGTACTGTTAAATCTTTAAAAATACCACTATCAAAATATAAAGAACTTGGTGGAAATTATACACAAGTAATTTTAGATGATAAAACACTTGGTAAAGCAAAAAAAAATTTATTTCAAACTTTTTTAGCAAGAGCTGGAAGTTTATCTCCTTTAGCGATGAAAGGTTTAAATATAATAGCTAGTCTTCCTGTTGCAACAGCAACAATGGTATTACAATCAACACCTGCAAACGCAGATGAAGCAAATATGAAATTAGAAGATTTTGCTATGATGGCAAATAAAGAAAAAAAAGGTATAGAAACAATTGATATAGGAGATATGTAATGGCAAAGATTGTACAAGTAATTACTAGACCAGAACAAGAATATAATTTACAAGTAGCAGAAGCTCAGGTTAGAGACCTTGACGCAATTGTAGAAAAATTAAACTCAACATATCAAGAAGATTTAAAGGATGAAGTTGAAGCATTTAACTTCTTTATAAACTAATGGCTAATCAATTTAAATTTGTAGGTATAGATAACAGCACAAGTGGAAGTGCATTAAGTCCTTTTGGAACTGGCAATCCTTTAGTTAGTGAAACTTATGTAATTAAATCTATACTTGTTACATCAGCTGGAACACCTACTGTAACAATTACAAACAATAGTATTACAACTATAAAATCAGCAGCTTTAACAGCTAACGTTACTACAGAATTATTGACTCAACCTTTAATCGTTGAAGGTGGAGATGCTTTTACAGTTTTATCAAGTACGACAGATTCATTTGATGTAGCAATTAGCTACCTAAACATTAAAAAGGAGATAACGATATAATGCAAGATATACCAACAATAACACCAGATAAAGTAATAGAAAAAATAATAAATAAGAAGACAGGGGAAGTTTATAAGGATGATAGTGAGTGGAAATCCAAAGGTATATCACCAGAAGATATACAAAAAGATGTAACTCTTATGATGCCTAGTCTTGATTTATTTGGAAAAACAAAATAGAATAGTAAAATGGCCATAACTAGAACTCAAATCGCAAAACAATTATTAGCAAACGGCGGACGTACCGGATTCTTTACTGGAATGAGAGAACAAGAACAGAAAACAAAAAGAGAACAATATGGTACTGTAGGTCAATATAAAGCACCTAGTAATAAACCACCTAGTGGCAAAGGTGAAGATAAACCAGTAAGAAGAAGAATTCAAGAGGATAGACAAAAAGATTTTGTAGAGAATCCTGAAAAATATAAAAATTTTGGTAAGGGTGAAGAAGGAAATTTTTTAAACATATTTAATCCATTTTCAAAAGAAAGACAAAAATCTTCATATAATCTTTCTATGTTAATTCCAGGACAAACAGCAAGATCTAAAAAAATGCAAAAAGCGTATAAAGATTATTTAGAAAGAATGGGAGCATCTATTCCTGAAGAATTAGAAGAAGAATTACCATCAGCAGATTTTTTTGTAGGTCCAGCTTTTGATAAACCTGTTGCAGAAGATGCAATGTTAGAAACTCCTCAAAGTTATGGAGAGTTTATAGCTGAAAAGTTTGGTGCTCCAGGCGTTATGATGTCTGGTAATGTAGGAGGTTTAGATAAATTTGTTACTAAATATGAAATTAACCCTGACGGGACTAAGGGCAAACCTTTAGAATTTGGTTATAGACAAAGAGATGATTATGGAGAAGGTAGAAATGCTACTTCAGATTATGAAAGAAGATTACGTGAACTTGAACAGTCTATAGCAGCAAACCCTATTACTTCACCAGTAGATGATGAAATTATTAATTACAGATTAATGGCTGATGGTGGTACTGCAAGAGAACAATATGGTACTGTAGGTCAATATAAAGCACCTGCTCTTTCTTCTCCTCCTAGTGGAAAAGGTGAAGAAAAACCAACAATTATATTTAATAAACCACCTAGTGGCAAAGGTGAAAATAACACTCCAATTCAAGCTGATCCTAGATTTAATTTTGGTAGAAATATAGGGAAAGGTTTACCACCAAAAGAATTAGCAAGATTTTTTAATGAATTTTACGGATTACCAAATCCTGATGACGAAACCGAAAATACAGTAACAGTAGGATCAGAAATAAACACGCCTTTTGGTGTTACAACAGATAATTTAATTGATACAGTTTTTAGTACAGGATCACCTGAAAATGTTAGTTTAGGCACAGGTTTAGCAGAAGAAGCTAAACAAGATATTATTAAAAATAAAGAAATAAAAGCACAGGGGATGTCAGAAGCTGAAGCTGAATTAAGAGCACAAGGACTTTTGGCCGATGGTGGTAGAGCAGGATTAGCAGGAGGTGGCATGCCTTACGAAGGTGGTATCATGGACCTTGAATCAGCAAGACAGATGTATGGTCTAGGTAAACTTGTTAAAAAAGTTACACGTGGTATTAAAAAAATAGCTAAGTCACCCATAGGTAAAGCTGCATTAGCATTTGGTACATATAAATTAGGTGGTGGATTTTTAAAAGATAAAGGTGGTATTTCCGGTATATTTGATCTTATAAAAGCTAATCCTTATAAATCAATATTTGGTTTGTCAGCATTATCAGGTTTAATGAGTAAAGAGGAAGAGGAAGAAAAACTTAATCCAGGTGCAGATTTAAGTGCTACTCCTAGATTTATTATGGACAACCCTCAATTATTTCAAACATACAGAACTATGGCTGAGGGTGGATCTACAGAAGAAAAAGAACCAGTAGCTAAAAAAGTTATGCCATTACTAGATATGGATGGTCAAGAAAAAGATTACAGAGAGACAGGTGGTTTTGTAGACATGGGTAGAATGGAAAAAGCAGATGATGTCCCTGCAAGATTATCAAAGAATGAATTTGTTTTCACTGCTGATGCCGTTAGAAATGCTGGTGACGGAAGTGTAGACAAAGGCGCAGAAGTTATGTATAACATGATGAAGAACCTCGAATCCGGAGGTGAAGTATCTGAGGAATCGCAAGGATTAGAAGGCGCTAGAGAAATGTTTAAAACATCACAAAGATTAGAGGAAGTATTATAATGGCTGTAACAGAACAAGTATCACGACCAGCACCTTTTGTAGAAAAACTAGGTACAAATTTAGCAGAAAATGTATTAGCTCAACAAGGTGTACCTGTTGTAACAGGTGGACTAGGAAGTATTTCACAATTACCTGGAGAAGATCCAAATTTATTTGCAGCAAGACAAAAAGCTGCGCAAGCTTTTGATGTTAGAAAACAAAGTTTAGCGGGCCTTGCACCACAAGTAGCAGGTCAAGACGCACTACAACAACAAGCACAAACATTAGCTACACAAGGTGTAGGATCATTTCAACCATTTTTAAATACAGCAGGACAACAAGCACAACTTGCTGCTGGATTAGGAACCACGGCCCTTGGACAATTAGGAACAGCCGCATCAACTTTTGGTGGAGTAGGAACAGGAGCAACATCTTTTCAACAAGGTGTTCAAGATTTTATGTCACCATATCAATCACAAGTGATTGATGCCTCATTAGCAGAATTTGATCGTAATAAACAAATACAAGAACAACAGATCAGAGATCAACAAACCGCTTTGGGTGCGCTCGGCAGTGGTCGAGCGGGAGTGCAACTCGCTGAGTTTGGCACAGGGGCAGCGAGAGAACGAGCTTTATTACAAGCTGGTCTCTTACAGCAAGGTTTTGGACAAGCAGCAGCTGCAAGGCAGCAAGACATTCAAAACAGATTTGGTTTAGGACAAGCACAGCAAGGTATTGCTGGTGCTACACAAGGTTTAGGTGCATTCCAATCAGGACTGGCTGGACAACAAGCACAACTCGGAGCACAAACACAAGCATTACAAGGTACAGATATTTCACGTTTAGGTCAGTTGGGCGCACTGAACCAAGCACAAACACAAGCAGGTCTTGATGCACAAAGAGAAGCAACAAGACAAGCTGCATTCTTACCACAAGAACAATTAGATAGATTTGCAGGTCAAGTAACAGGGATCATGGGTGGTTATCCTGGTCAAACAGTTTCAACAAATGTTCCTAACCCTACACCATTACAAACTGCATTAGGTGTTGGTACAACACTTGCTGGTATTTATGGTGCAGTAAATAATCCAAATAGTTTAAGTTTGAGTTTAGGTAAAGGTAATTAATGAATAGAACTTTAAAAAGACCGATGTTTAGAATAGGTGGATCAGCAGGAACTGGTATTACATCAGGATTAGATCAACCACAAAAAATGGCTAACGGTGGTAGAACTGGTTATCAACAAGGTACAATGCCTAACTTTCAATTTGGTGGAGTACCAGGTTTTTTAACACAGTTTGGTTTAAATCTTTTAGCAACACCACCAGCAGGTAATATATTTCAAACAACAGGTATAGCTGCAAGAGAACCTTTTAATCAATTAATGACTAGTCAAGCAAGAGCTAGAGAAATACAAGGTGAAAGAGATTTTTTAAGAGGTGAGACTGATAGAAAATTAACAGCTGCAGATGAAAGATTACAAAAAGAAATAGAATCAAGAGAAAAAATTGCAGGCATGAACGATGGTGATGAAACTGTTATGGCATATGCAGAAATATACAAAGATACAAATGGAGCTCCAAATATAATTAAAGGCCAAAACGCAGTAGATTTTTTTGAAACTAAATATAATGAATTAACAGGTACATATGGACAAGAATCTGTAGCAGTAGAGCCAATAGATGCTTCTGTTCTTCAAACTCAAAAAGCATTAAAACTATTTAGAAAACAAAACCCAGGTGCAGAAGGTAAAGTATTTTTTGATGTAGCATCAGGTCAAGCTGTTAAATTAGCAAAAGATTCTGAAACAGGAGATCTTGCATTGATACCAGCAACTGGAGTTGTAGACACAGAAGGTGATGATATGCCAAAACCTAAAAATAATAATCCAGGATTATTTGGTCAAGAAACAAAACCAGGAAAATCATTAAAAGAAATTTTACCAAA